CTCAGCGAATTGCCGGACCCCGATTCAGCGCAGACAGAGGCTATGAGCGAACCAAAAAGTTACCGGTTGCAAGCCCGGAGCATTGAAAACGTCAAAACGACGGCCCTTTTAGGCTTTGAAAAGAACGCTAGAAGGCATTCCGAGGAGCAACTAGAGCAAATTGCGGCTTCGATTCGGGAATTCGGGTTCACAAACCCCATCTTGATCGATTCGCGAAACGGAATTGTCGCCGGACACGGAAGGGTTGCCGCTGCTCAAAAACTTGGGCTTGAGGAGGTACCTTGCATTCGGCTCGGGGAATTATCCGAGCGTCAAAAACGAGCCTACATTCTGGCCGATAACAAAATCGCCCTTAACTCCGACTGGAACGAAACGCTCTTGGCGATGGAACTTCAGAAACTCCGGGACGAGGAATTCGACATTGCCCTCACCGGCTTTTCGGATGCAGAACTGGACGCGCTTTTGAGTGACCTTGCGCCTCAAGCGGAAGACGACGACGAGGAGGGCGAAGTGCCCCAGGCTATTCAACTCGAACCTCCGCGGGAATACGCGGTTGTGATGTGCGACAACTCGGAAGAGTGGGAGGCGCTTAAGGTTGCTCTGAACCTTGTGCCCGTTCGGCGTGGAGGCTACAAAAAAGGCTCGCCGTTCGAATCAGTCGGCACACAACGAGTTGTAAAAGCGGCGGACGTTCTCAAGAAATTCTCAGACAATGCTCATAGCAATTCCCTCTAAGGGCCGGGCCGGACGGGTAAAAAGCCAGAAGCTTCTTCGGGCTTCCGTGGTCTACGTTCCAGAGCTTGAGGTGGAAGCGTACCAAACCGCTGGCACAAAAAACGTAGTTGGAGTGCCAAACGAAATTCGCGGAATCACTGCCACGCGGAATTGGATTTTAAGGAATTGCGGGGACGAACGGGTTGTGATGGTCGACGACGACCTCAAAAACCAAGGGTTCGTAAAACTTTTTGCCAGAGAAACAAAACACAAAAAAATGTCCGAGGATGAATGGCTCGGCGAATTCACAAAACTTTTCGAACTCACCGAGGGACTTCGGTACCGCATCTGGGGAGTTTCGACTGAATCCGCTGCGCGGTCGGTGTATCCCTACAAACCGTTTTTCTGGAAGAGCTACATCACCGCTTCATGCATGGGGATTGTGAACGACGGGCGGACCTACTTCGATGAATCGTTCCGGGTAAAAGAAGACTACGAACTGAACCTCCGGTGCATTAAGGAGGACGGGGGAATCGTGGCGGCGCGGTATCTGTACTGGGAAAACGAGCATTGGGAAACGGAAGGGGGATGCAAAGACTACCGGACCCAAGCGATGGAACGGGACGCGATTAAGCGGCTTCAAAAAATGTACCCCGGCATGATTCGCGTAACGAAGCGGGCGAACTCGGAATTCTGCGTACAGATTGAAAACTGACCTCGCAAAACAACTCCGGGACCAAGAGTTTCGGAACATCGTCACCAAGCTCAAAAGTGGGCGGACGTTGACCGCTCGGGAGTCTGACCTTGCGAACTCCTACGCCGCGGAAATGAGCGGGGGGAAGCGATACCTGACGGGAGCGGAAATCGGAAAGCTCCTCGGAATTTCCCGGCAAGCGGGGGATAAAAAAATCAAACTCGGCTGCCTCGTCCGATCGTTTGAAGAGCTTGTCGCATGGGAGGCGGAGCGAAACGAGGAAGGGCGAGGGGGTAAGGGACTCAACGCGATCCGGCAAAAGAAGCTTGAGATTGAAACCAAGCGCTTGGAGTTTCATTTCGCGATCGACCGCGGAGAATACATCTCCAAAGCAGCGGTGGAGGAGGGGGGGCTGGCAGCAGGGGCAGCGCTGGCCGCGGAGTTGAACGCCATGGCAAACGACCTTCCTGGGCAACTTATCGGCTTGGATGAGCGACAGATTCGGACCCGGTTGCTTGCTCGGTTGAATGAGGTGTTGGACGGATTCAGAAATCGGATGGAGGAACTCGAAAATGCAGGCAGGAAACGAAATCGACCCGCTGTTTCGGAAACTTAGGGCGGCGGCGAACGGGCGGTTCACCGGGTGCCCGTTGGATTGGATGGAGCGGAACATTGTCCTGCCGCACTCTGCTCGGGCGACACGGTTTGACCGGGAAGTTGCTCCGCAGCTGAACGACATCATTCGCACCTTCGCCTCGGGAGAATTCCGGCAAATCGCGATCCGGGCCCCGGTCGGCGGCGGGAAGACAACGCTCCTCGAACTTCTGGTGCCCTACGTTGTCGCCGAGGACCCCGGGGGGATGCTGTTAGTCGGACAGTCGGACGACATGGCGAAAGACTTTGCCGAAACTCGGTTGCTTCCAATTCTCAAAGGCTGCGAAAAGACCGCTCGGCTTTTCCCGTCCGATCGGCACCAGAAACGAAAAACGAGCATCCTTTTTCCTCACATGCCTTTGTTTATCGCAGGGGCAAACTTAAGTTCTCTTCAGGAAAAATCGATGCGCTACGTCTGGATGGATGAACTTTGGAGGTGGAAAGCGGGAATGATCGGGGAGGCGCAGCGGAGAACGCATGATCGCTGGAATTCGGTCATCATTGGAGTTTCGCAGGGGTGGGACGATACGCACGACGCGGAAGCGTTTTTCAACGCGGGCGAGCAACACCAATGGGGCGTGGCTTGTCCCGGGTGCGGGGAGTGGCACCGCATGATTTGGAGCAACGTGAAATGGGATAACGTGTACCGAGGAACACAGCCAGACTGGGAGGCGATCGGGAATTCGGTTCGGTACCAATGCCCAAAATGCAAGCACGAGAGCCCGGACACGTCGAACGCCCGGCGGGAACTCGCAAACCGGGGGCGATGGCAGAAGGCCCCCTCAAACTCAATCGCCGGGTGCCGCTCCTTTCATTATTCGGCGCTCGCCGTGTACTGGATACCGTGGAGAGACTTGGTCGTCGAATGGATCAAGGCGGACATCCTTCGGAAAGCGGGGGACCTTTCAGCGCTTCGGCAGTTCCTTCAAAAGCGGCTTGCGGAGGTTTGGAAAGAGGAGATTAACCAAGCACCCGTCGACCTCCGGGGGGCAAATTACAACAAGGCGGACTACACCGAGGGACAGAAGATTGAAGATGAGGTTTGGCGCTTCCTGACGATCGATCGCCAGCAGGATCATTGGTGGGCCCTGTGCCGTGCGTGGAGGGCGGACGGAACAAGCCGCTTGATTTGGGAGGGGATGGTCCTCACGCTGGAAACGATTCGACACCTTCAAGAGACCCTCGGGGTGCGGGATGTGTGCGTTTTTCAGGACTCGGGCTATTCCGCGGGAACCGTATACGACGAGTGCGGAGCGAATAATTGGAACGCGATGAAAGGCTCCGGGATGGGCGGCTTTTGGGTCGGAGGCGCAAAGCGACGGTACCAGCGACCGTTTTCGGAACCCGGGGTCGTTCGCGGACCTAAAGGGCACGTTTGCAAGCTCATCGTTTGGTCGAATGAGGTGATCAAAGATGAGCTTGTGAAACTAAGGGCAAAGGGAGCACCGACTTGGGAGCACCCGAAGGACGTTTCGCAGGACTGGCTCGCCCACATGACCTCCGAAATCAAACGGGACACGATCGACTCCAAAACCAAGCAGGTGAAACAGCGCTACGTTCAAGTGAAGGGCGAGAACCACCTCTGGGATTGCGAGGCAATGCAGGTTGTCGCGGCGGCGCACTTCGGGGTGCTCGGCAAAATCGAGGCAAAAGATTGACATCGAGCGGGGAACTATGGACGCACCGATGGCCGTTCTCCTCAACGTGTTTTTGCAACAGGACATCGCGCTTTTGCGGAACCTCCGGGACGCGGCTTTTGATGCGGTTTCCGCGGGCGAGGGGACGCTGGTTTCTTCGAGCGTGAACGGTTCGAGCTTTTCTTTTTCAGTCCCGAGCTTTCTGTCGAAAATGCAAATAATGACGCTCGCACAAACGGCCCTCGACTACCGGGCCCGGGGAATTTGTCGCCCCGTGACACGGACGCAAGCGCTTTTCAACTAACCTCTATGCTCGGGAAACTCTTCAAAAAGCTTCAGTCTTCCCTCGGGTTCGGAGGACTTGGCGGGAATCAGTTGCGACTCGTCAACGCGGGGAACGTGTACCGGCCTTACCTCGGGAACTACGCAACGACCTTCGACAAAGCAATCACCGTCGCCGAGTGGAGAACGATCGTGAACGCTTCGCAAAAGCTTTTTTGGAACTTCGGCCCGTGCCAGGGAGCCTTGCAGGAAAAAAGCACTTACGTTGTCGGGCGCTCGTGGCTCCCGCGGTTTGAAGGAGAAGACAAGGAGTGGGGGAAACTCGCCACGGACTGGCTGATTTCTCAATTCTACGCGGTTTCGCACGTCAACGGCGTCGACTTTCAAACGGCGCTTTACCTCGATTCCCTTTCGGTGGATCGGGACGGGGACGTTTTCACCCTGTACACCGAGAGCCGCGACGGGTACCCGCAATTCCAACAAATCCCGTGGCACGCGGTTGGCAATCGGGAAAACCGGGACGTTGTGGAAGGTGGTCCCTTCCGCGGATTGCGAATCCAAAACGGAATCATTCTGAATCAATACGGGCGGCCGGTGGGCTTCCGCGTGCTTGGAAGGGAGGCTTCCGAGGACCGAGATATTTCCGCCCGGAACATGGATTTCCTCCGGGAACCCGTGGCCCCGGATCAAACTCGGGGGCTCCCGGCGTTCACTTCGGCAATCCTCGACCTCCGGGACCTCATGACCGTGCAAGATTACGTTCGGCAGGCGGCGAAGTTGGCGGCGGCAATCGGACTGATCGAGCATAACGAAATGGGAGTCGCGGACATGATGGACCCCGCAATGCAGCTTCAGAAAAACGGGCCGACGAACACCGGGCTTGTAGGCGAGGAAGTCTTCGGCGGGACCGTTCGGTATTTTCGCGCCAACTCCGGCAGCAAACTTGAGCAGCTCAAAAGCGAAGTGCCCTCCGAGGCGACCAATAGCCTCATGGAACGACTCCTCCGCAACGCTCTCCACGGGGCGGGGCTTCCGTATGAGTTTTTCTGGGATGCTTCGAAACTCGGAGGCGCTTCGGTTCGTGCGATGGTTTCCAAAGTCAATCGGACGGTCGCGGATCGACAGGACCTCATGCGACCGCTTGCACGGCGGCGGGTCGGGTACGCGGTTTCGAAAGCGATCAAACTCGGGCTTCTCCCGGCGTACCGTGGAACCGACTTGGGCGGTTCCCTTCGGTGGAGTTTCACCACACCCCCGCAAATCACCGTTGACGCGGGATATGCCAACTCAGACGCCCGGGAGGCGTACAAACTAGGGATGCGGACGCTCACCGAAATTCTCGCCGAGGGCGGGCGGACGCTCACCGATCACCTGGACGAACGGGAGCGGGAAGAAATCGAAATCCGCACGCGAATGGAACGCTCGGGGCTCCCGGAATCCGCTTTCCGAAACATTCCGGGGGTCCAACCACAACCCGCGCCAGAAACAACCAACCCCTAGCCATGCGTTTTCAAAAGGTCTTCGAACAGGTTTTTCATCGCCCTTGGTTCATCACCGCGGAGGGGCACGCTTCGGTCGTTCGGGTTGTGCAAGCCGCTCTGGTGCGGGAGAACGGGCCGGATTTGTCGATGTTCGTCAACCCTCGGGAAGAAATGGAAATCCTTCCTTCAGGGATCGCAAAGATTCACGTCTGCGGCGTGCTTGGGAAGGGGCTTTCCAGAATAGAGCAGAGTTGCGGGAATACAGACTACGACCAGATAGCGGAGGAAATCGAAGAGGCGCAGGAACTCGGGGCCCGAGGAATCTTCCTCGAAATCAGCAGTCCCGGGGGAACCGTCGTCGGGAACGCGGAAATCGCCGAGGCGGTCGCGGCTTGCGAGGTGCCCGTCTTGGCGTACTCCGAGGACATGGCTTGCTCGGCAGCCTACAACATCGCGGTTTCCGCGGGGTGGTGCATGGGCTCGCCTTCGTCGACGTGGGGGAGCATTGGGACAATCATCCCTTGGATTGATGAGAGCGCTTCGTGGTCGATGCAAGGTATTGACTGGCAGCCGATAACAAACGCAGAGGGCGACTTGAAAGCGGCCATGCACGGACCTAGCCTGACGCCGGAGCAAAGGGCTTCCCTTGAGCAGTATGTGCAAGATGCTTTCGACCAGTTCCGCGGCAATGTGTTGCGGCGGAGGCTTGTGAGCGCGGACGCAATGCGGGGCCAGGCGTTCTTTGCTCCTCGGGCGCTCCAGAACAATCTGATCGACCGCATTTGTTCGGAGGATGAGGCGATGGCGTTTTTGGAAGCGACGATCGGGAGTTGACACCTCAAAAGAGGCATGTCCGAACCGAAGACGATTACCGAGGCACTCTCGGCGCTTAAGGCTTCGCAGGAACAGGTGACGGCGCTTCAAGCTGACCTTGCTTCCGCGAACGAACTTCTCACCGAGGCGCAAAACGCTTCAAAGCAAATCACCGACTTGCAGGCGCTCAACGCCGAGCTTGCAGCAGAAAAAGTCATCCTTGAGGCCCGCTTGCAGGAACTCACGGTCGCCGCTCAGGCATCCGAAGCGCGGGTCACCGAAGCGGTCGCCTCGCTCGGGGTGCCCCCGGTTGCGATCGCGTTCGACGGAGCGGTCGCCAAAACGAAAGAGGAACTCTGGGCGGAATACCGCCAACTCCCGGTCGAAGCGCGGAACGATTTCTACCGTGCAAACCGTGCCACTCTCAAATCCAACTAACCCACAAAACCACTAACGTATGGCCACCAACACGATCGCAAATTGTTCGCTCGCGGAGATTGCTCAGGAATCTCTGGACTTCGCCTCCAGCGTCTTCGCTCCATTATCTCAGTTCCTGACGGACTTTGATTCCGCCCCAGGGTCGGGATCGGTCCTGACCCGTATTCCCACCCGCCCGACGGCGGTCGACCTTTCCAGCGGCTACACGACGCAGGACACGGCCATGGTCGGGCGCACGATTACGCTCAACCAGTTCCCAGGCTTCGTTTGGGGGTTCTCCGATTTGGAGCGTTCCAAGTCGACCATCAGCCTGAACGACCTGTTCATTCAACCCGCTCTCCAAGCGGTCGGCGCTCAGGTTTTCGGGTACATCTGGAATCTGGTGACTTCCTCGGCGTTCACCCAAGCGGTGGACGTGGCCGCGGCTGATTTCGATCGCGACACGCTCGCGGACATCTCCGCCACGCTCACCGGCACGCTGAAAGCCCCGAAAATGAACCGGGCGCTTCTCATCAACCCGACCTACTACGCTTCCCTCGTGAAGACCTTGAACAGCGCTGAAATTCCCGG